GATGCACCGGGCAAGGCAGAAATCTGCGAGAAGCTTCAGATTGTAGCAAACCGTTATGTCAATCAGTCGTTAGACGTTCGTGACCTTATCGTTGATCCGGTATTCTTTTACAATAGAGAATCCAATCTAAATACACGTAACCTCTATGTAAGACCGGGACGATTCATCCCAGTGGACGGTGATCCTAATTCTGTAGTAGCACCATTACAGGCGAATCTTCAACACCTAGCACAAGCAGACGAAGCAGTAGCACAGATGCGTGAATACATTCAAATGGGTTCAGCAATCCAAGATGACGTAGGTAAAGGCGCACCCGGCCCAGATCGTGAAACAGCACGAGGCATGCTTGCGCGTCGTGAGGCACAGGGTACAAGACTCAACCTAGAAGCGCGACTCTATGAAGAAGCATACTTTGAACAACTAGGTAACATGCAAGTAGCACTGAATCACCAGTTCCTAGAAACACCAACTGAAGTAATGATTCTTGGAAACAGTTCAACCACTGACCCAATAACAGGTCAGCAAATCCAAGAAACACGTCAGGTCATGGATGAGTTCGACTTTAGATACGTCTACACAGCACGCGCACAAGGAGCCACAACGGCTCTATCAAAGTCAATGAAGCAGCAGAACCTGATCCAGCTTCTAACAGCAATGGGTTCACCAATCGGTCAAGCAGCACTCGGCGCAATCAACGCTGTTAACTTCTGGCGTGGCATTTTCAAGGACTTCGAAATTGACAATATTAATGAAATATTTGTACAGAATCCAATGCTACAACAAATGGCGATGCAAGCAGGTAGCCAAGCTGGTGCAGCAGGAGTACCTACAAGTCCACAAGTGGCAGGCGGTCAGTTACCCCCCGGCGTTGCACAAGTAATGCAAGCTGCGCAGATGCAACAAGGCACACAACCATCGGCTGATGTACCGCAGATGGCACAGGGAGGATAAATGGCAAGAAAGAAACCGACAGAGAAAGCTGAAGAAAGAACTGAAGGTTACACAGACGCCGGAGGTTCTATCCCTGATCCCAACGAAAAGCAAGCAGAAGAGATTGGTAGAAACCATAATGATGATTTGACAAACTCATGGGCACGTAAGTTTATGCGTGATAATCCAAAAGATATAGCAAAAATGTCATCTAAGAGCAGAAAGGCACTTAAGAAGTCAATCAAATCAAAGTAGAAAGTAGGAAGCATGACAGATTCAGTCTTTGACATTAACAAACTCAGTGCAGAAGAACTTGGACACATGGAATACATTGTCAATAGTCCTTCGTGGGAGCGTGTCTTTAGACCATTCTTCATTCGCGCCCGAGACACGTACACTGAATTACTTTTACACAGAGATCCAAAAGTTCGAATTGCCCATGGTGGTTCACCATCACTCAGGGCAGCAGCTAACAATATGTCTCTCGTCGTGACCTTCTTTGACAAGATCATTGAGGAAACACAGCACGAGCGGGCAATTGCAGCAGCATCAGGCACTCCTGATTATGCAGCAGATACGGAGTTTTAATGTTATGGGGTAGAAAGAAACCCGAGTGTTGCACATGTAGCATTCTAGAAAAGATTCTCAAGGAACTCAAGAAGATTCGTAAGCTTTTACAACCACGTAAAGCAGTAGCTTTAAACCTCAAAGTTGGTACACCCACTACCAAGGAGTAACAATGGCAGACATTACTTTCCCTACATTTCCTGTTTCAAAGGCTCTTCCTTTCACAATTGCACCTGTAGATGAAACAGGTACTTTCGTACCGGGAGACTATCAGTGGCAGGTAAGTGATCCAGCAGTAGCTACAGTTTCTGTAGCAGCTAACACACTATCAGCAATTCTAATTCCAATGGTAGCAGGTTCAGTGACTCTTACTGTTACAGACGGCAGCATTACCGATACAGCAAGCGGTTCTATGTCTTCAGTAGCAGTTGCGCTTAATCTAAACTTTGGAGTACCTATTAACAAGCCTTAAACAATCGTAAGCCAACCTTACGGACAAGGAACTCATGCCACAATCGTTAAATCCAAACCGTCCTAACACAGAAGAAGCTCTAACAGCACACCTAGCAGCAACAATAGGTGCAGATGTAGAAAACGCTATGACAGCGGCGGATTGGAAGTATACAGAAAACACTCCGCAGGCTCCGGTCAACCCCGAGTCTGTAGCACCAACAACCTCGCCCGAGGGCCAGAAAGCTTCGGACAACCCGAACGCGCAACCAACGGCGAGTAACGATGCGATTAATTGGGAAGCATATCGTGATTCAAATGGACTTATCTTAGGTAAGTACAAGAATAGCGAAGCTGCTGTCCAAGGAATGCATTCGCTTCTCCAAATGACGAAATCAGTACTGAATGAGCGCGATGCGCTTCAGGCAGAAATCGGACAACTTCGTCAACAACGTTCAACACCAGTTGCGGAACAGGTGTCATCAATCCCTCATGTAGATTCGAATCTACAACTACCAGAGCTAGATGCGGTGCGCAAAAAGCTTGAAGCAGGTGAAGGACTTGATGCTGACGATGCACTTAAGCTAGTAGATGGCATGGCCAAATACAGTGAGATTGCAGCGCAAAAGGTTCTAGAAAGAGACAGAAACATGCGGCAGCAAGAGACAGACTCATGGAAAAACGTTGATACATATATGTCTCAGCACTATCCACAGTCACTCAAGCATGCCGATGAAATGGAAGTCTTTGTCAGAACCAATCAGGAAGTTGGGAGAGTCTTCAATCGCTTACTTGCAGGCAACGATGATGGAGCAAAGCTAGATGCAACAATCTATCTTTGGAAAGAATATTCATCAGCTAACCCTGTAACTCCGATTGATCCCGCGCAGCAGGAAGCACAACTTGCTGCACAAGCACAAGTCCGAAAGGAAGAAGTGGACAGAGCGCGTATCGACGCTGGCCTATTTGGCAACAGCGCCGGAGGCATTCACGAATCAAGTCAGAATACAGGAGTAACACAAGCTGATATTGATGCAGCGGCACGACAGATGAAACAGACGGCAGATGGCCGTCAATGGCGAGAGCTAACCATCGGTCGCACGCTGACAGGTCCATTTTTCGAAAACTAACCCAAATCCCAAGGAGCATATAAAACATGCCCGGAACACCAATTGGAAATGCTGGTGTCTATAAGTGGGGTCTGGCAGCGGGAGCAGGCGTTAATCGCGAAGACCTACTTGACCAGATCACAAACGTTGACCCATGGGACACACCATGGGTAACACAGGCACCAAAAGTAAGTGCTAATCATGTTTACCATGAATGGCTAAAGGATACACTAGGTACAACTGACACAACAGGCGCTGTTGAAGGTGCAGACTATGCATACGAAAGCAGCACAACACCAACTCGTGAATTCAACATCACGATGATTCTCCGTAAGGACATCGGTGTTTCTGAAACTCAGCGTTACCTAAACCCTGCTGGCTTCAAGGATGCATACGCATACGAAATCCAGAAGGCAACAAAGCTCCTAGCTATCAAGCTAGAAAAGGCAATCTTCACATCAGCCGTTTCCACATCAACTGGAAACTCAGCAGCCGCAAGACAGATGAAAAACCTACAGTCTTTCATCGTGACAAACACTGCTTTCGCTGGTGCGAAGGGTGGAACAGTAACGGGTGCCGCAGCTACAGCAGGTACATTAACTGACTCTGACTTTAACAACATGTTAAAGGTTATCTATGCGTCAGGTGGTAATCCTGAGCAGGTATATGTATCGCCTGCAATCAAGGCACAGGTAAGCCGTTTCACAATGACACAGGAAAACCGTAACATTGCTGCAATTGACCGCAAGCTAGTAGCTGCAATTGACTTCTACGATTCAGATTTCGGTCTTATTCAGATCGTACTTGATCGTTGGATTCCTGAAGCTGCTAACACAGGTCAGGCTACAGCGGGTTCAACACAGACAGACGTTACAGGACGTATGTTCTTCTTACAGCGTTCAGTTAACCGTCTAGCGTGGCTACGTCCAATGCAGCACTTCCTAGTTGGAAAGCGTGGTGACTCAGTGGCAGGTATTGTTGTCGGTGAAGTTACTCTAGAGGTATTAAACGAAAAGGCTAATGGTATGATGCTATCAGTCAATAACCTTAACCCGCCTCTACTAGCATACTAAATTGACGGTGGGGGCTTCGGCCCCCGCCTTCTTACAGGAGACTATACATGTCACATTTTGGATCACCAAACTGGAACAACCCATGCGGAGTTGTAGCAGGACTAAGCCTAACTGGTAATACATCACAGACTGGTGCAGCAGCTACATACGATGGTGCAGTTGAAGGAACTGACTTACTTACATACAGAACAGTTCGTACAGGTCTTTATCGTGTAACTGCGACAATACGTAATAACGTAGCATCAAACGCAGGCACATCAAATACCTTTTCAACTACAATCACATACAGTAACGGTACGGCGGTAGCAAAGGCTATTATGCAGCAGGTTGTAGCAGGTGGTTCTACTGCTACAGGTGTTGACTTTGTAGCTGGTGCTGTTGGAGCAACATGGAATGCACAGATGACTTTCATGGCAGCAACTGGAACGGATATCGTTCTAAACGTTCGTCAGGTAGTCGTAGGTGCCGCAGCAACACTAGGTAAGTACGACCTTAACTGGGCAATCGAAGCAATCTAAACACGGTGGAGGGGCTTTCATAGCCCCTCCATTCTCAGGAGCATCAATGGCAAAAAAGATTTCCCTATCGGGAACAATCAAACCGAATCCATCACCCGTTGCAGATGATGCAGTCAACGAAGTTGGTGGAGTACGATACACACCAGATGGTGGCAAACATCCTAACGTGCCAACAACATCGGCAGAAATGGACGAAGTGTTCCCACTGGTAAAAGCTGACGTATTTGACACAGCAGATGCCAATGATGGTACAGAGAATGGAGAACAAGACTCATTCAAGATGCCACCATTCGCAAACGGCGTAGATTCACGCAAACGCAGAGGATACTAAATGAAGATCGACATTCTAACATTCGGCAGTCACGCAATTGAATACACATCAAGCAGTGATAAGTCAGTAAACCAAGACTCACAGTGTGGAGGAAGTGATGTAACCTTCCCTCCGAGTGATTCCAAGGAAATTACACAGCACTACGGCAAGACAATGTATACAGGTGACGCACCTGTTGGTAGCGGGGCAAATGACGGAGAACGTGACAAGGCAGTTTCAACAGGACCAATTTCACTTCCCGATGAAGGTGACACAAGACACAAGAGCGGTGGTAAGAGTAGCAGTGATCATACACCGGGAATGCCGGGGGCTTAGTGTCAAAGCGCAAGTTACCAACACAGCGACTTGCAGAGCGCACAGCTTCAACAGATGCTGGTGCATCAATTCCCGGACCATCACCTAAACAGAAAGATGCAATTACGATCCGCAAGATGGTTGACGATAGCAAGAAGAATCTCGCAGAAATGAAATCACGCAGACTCGCAGAGAAGAAACGTGATGGGACTCCATAATGGCAAGACAGTTACCAACAACTAAAGCAAAGGCCCGTGCTGGTGGCTTCACAGCCGATGTAGATACAGAGGGAATGGACCCTGAAATGAAGAAGACTCTCACAACACCCGAGGGTGACAATCCCGTTCAGAAATTCTTTAGAAACTTTGGCAAGAAAAAAGTAGCACCAGCCAAGCCGATTCCAAAGGCGACACCCAAGCCACTGCCTAAAATGTCACAGGATGAAGAAGATCGACTCTCAAAGAAATATCTAGGTGGTTAATGAAAAAGAAACGTATCTCTTATCAAGCAACACCTGAGTTCCATCTGTTAAATGAAGTCACTCCTATTGACGCACTCGTGCCAAGGATAGAACGCTTCTCAGACATGAAGGAACATCTAGACGATGTACGCACGATGCAGAAGGAAATCACAACACTAGCAAAGTTTTCCGATGCAACAGGCTTCACGCGTGACAGACATATGCAGAGAGTATGTAGAATCCCATCCAGTGTATGGTCAGCAGTTCTTGAAGTCTTTCCCGATGCGGGGCAGAACAAAGATCTTTTCTACGCTCTATTGGCTGGTCCACTCAAAGACTACGATCTACGCAACAAGGTATCCTTAACGTAAAGGACTTTCATGTACCGAGTATATGCAGCAAACCATGCACGTAAAAGATTCGCCTGTCAGTATTATAGATTAGACGTACCACTTCGTGGTTTAGAAGAAGTCTATGGTGATGACATTATGACATGGAATGACATATTAGATGAAGGGATTGAGCGGGCTACACAAGGTCTGCTCAATTCTGACTTCGCACTCTTTTGGGGCATCAACGGTGGCGAAGCAGTAAAGCAATTTGAAATCATGAAAAACATCCCCATTGGCAAGGATGATGGCAAGCTTCTAGTTCCACCCATGCTCATAACTGACATAGATGATAATAGAGATTACATCCACCCTTTCAATACATCCTTTTTTGAACAGGGTGTCCGTTCCTACCCCGAGTATAAGCTACTAAAGAAGGGGGATCGGATTACAACAACAGATATGTTTGGAAAGGAAATAGTCATTTGGGAAGATGGAGTCACAGAAAAAGAAGGTAGAATCTTTAATATCACAAAGAACATTGAAGACATGCGCCTGACACATAAGCTATACCGAGCTTCTAATGGCGTGACAGTCACAGTAGAACCACTTGCTAAATACATGCGTGATGTTATCGGATGCAAGCATGTTCATGTATTTCCAAATACGATCATCCCGGCTGACTATGTATCATACAATCTGGTACCTAAGAATGAAATCCGCATTCTCTGGCAGGGTGGTCTTTCACACTATCTAGACTGGTATCCACTCCGTGACGCCGTGATAGAAGTTACAAAGAAATATCCCAATGTCAAGTGGGTTATGTTCGGTGAGAAGTTTGACTGGATCACAGATATTATCCCACCAGCGCAGTTAGAATATCATGGATGGGTAGACTACGCAGCATACAAACTCAAGCGTGGCTTACTTCAGATAGACATTAACTTGTGTCCCCTTCAAGACGATCTATTCAACCGATGCAAGTCCGCTATCAAATGGTACGAAGCATCCATCTGGAACAAGCCAGAAGTAACCCTCGCCTCCCGAGTGCCACCTTTCTCAGACGAGATGACAGACAATGAGAATGGCTTACTATTTGCAAACCCCACTGAGTTTGTCCAGAAGCTTTCAATCCTGATTGAAGACGAATCACTCAGGCAGCGGCTAGCACAAAGTGCAAGAGAATGGGTTCTAAACAATCGTACACCCAAGCAAACTATCCCGCCTCTATGGGACTTCTATAAGAGCCTACGCGATAGACGTGTTGGAGAATTTTTATTGGCACAGAAATAGTGCTCGGAGCATAGATGGCCACAAGTTACACACTAGTCAATATGGCAACAGAAATCGCTAAGTCAATTGGTGGTCAAGGAACACAGGCCAATATTGACTTAGCGACTATTGCAGTAAAGGCAGCTATAGAAGATTGGAACGCTGCAAAGCAGTGGAACTTCTTACTAAAGGATACCTCAACAAATACTCTTCTGACAATAGGTGCACTGACAAATGGGGCAAGTTCTATACCGATACCAACAGCAGGCTCAGGTGATTTCATCAATGTTGGTTCTACAATCACGATTAGTAGTGTCACAGGTACTACGACTCTTGCCGCAGGTACAACAGTTTCTACAATCACACGGGATGCAACAGGATCAATTACTTCATTCACAATGAGTAATCCTTTTGGTACGGCAACTGGTTCAGCAGGTATCCTATCATTTACAAGCAACATTCCAGTCATAGCAAGCACTAATGAGTACAATCTGCCAATAGATTTCAGTTCTCCTTACATGGCACGTACCATTACTAATAAACGCACGCTTGAATACATTAAGTATCGTGAGTGGAATAAGAAGATTGTAGATCAGGAAAGCACAGGGCCGATAGATGCTTACACCATCTGGAACCCAGTTTCGCCTCTGACACAGAACTTTTCAACGTATCGCTTACGCGTATTCCGCACACCCGCTGCGACAGATACCATCCACTTGCAGTATTTCCGCCGCATGGATGCGACTGCAACGACAGTAGACGTTCCAGATTCTTATGTCTATTTCTTAATGGACATGGCTATCTGGCGTTTCGTTTCACTAAAGAATACAGAAGATTCTCGTTTAGGCACTTTAGAATCTAAAGCCATGTCGTCACTCAAGAAGGCGATGGAAGATGATGAAGAGAATGCCGATGATGAAACCTTTCGCCTAATAGGCCAAATGGAAACATGGAATGGTGAGAGAGGCCTCTGGTCAAACGGAAATTTCTATCCAACCATGCTTGATTATTAAGAGGAACACATGCCGGGACAAATCGTAAAAGAACTTCTTTGCAAGGGTCTGGTGACAAAACGCCATGCTACCATGCTTCAAGAAGGCGAACTACAACAAGCTGATGATTGCATTTATAGACGATTTGATCCTGCCGTCCATGGTATCGCAGGACGTACTGAGTATACAACAGGCACAGCATTTTCTGACCCTATTAAGGGACTGTCTTTCCTTGGATTCAACGGCAATACGGACATTCTTTTAGCGTACTCTGGTGCTCTTCTATATGCATCAGATTTCACGAGTCTAACAAGACCGTTCACTGTACTACCTATCCTTGGAACTCTACAGAATACAGGAACAGAGATAATGAATGCTGTTCCATACGGCAGCAAATACTACATTCTTACATCAGGATCAACTCCAAGACGCCTTGGTTACTCCATTCCAACAATTATTACTACAACAAGTAACACTGTTTCTGGTACTACTACACTTACTACTACGAATACAAAAGGATTCAAAAGTGTTATTGTCGGTCAGTACGTTAGTGGAGTAGGTGGAACAGGAACAATTGCAGCAGGTGCCCGAGTATTGTCAAAGACAAGTGATACTGTTGTTGTTTTAGATACAGCCGGAACAGATGGGACAATCACAACAGTAACATTTTCGAATACAGCCTTTTTACAACCACAGTATGCCGGAATGATAGGAGTTTCAGGCGCTCCTACAGTTGCTACAGCAGCAGGATCATGGAGTACAGCAGCAGATATGGGAGCAGGATATTACTGGTTCCTCTATACTGAAATGCTCATGCCGGGTGAAGTAGACGATATCAATAATGGATTCATTGAAAGTGGCTACATAACAAAACCCGTTGTTCTACAAATTTCAGATACCACAACACAGGCTACTTTAGTAACTAGAAATAGCACAGTAAACACAGCACTTAATTTATCTAACGAAGCTACACACTGGCAAGTTTACATGTCAGACAAGCAGACAAATGGAACAGTTCAACCCGACCTATCCACTTTCAAAAGAATTGGAAGTCCAATCTCTATCACTGCTACCTCTTATACATTCTCTGATGTGAATGTAACACAGGGTCCAAAGAATCCAGCTTCAAGTAGTACGATTACAGGATACTCTGCTCCAACAAATGCATCTGGTGGCTATACAGAGCATGATGGAACAAGTGCTATATTTACGGGTGGATATAAAGGTATGTCAGTAGGTACGTTTGGTTTTGTAGGATCAGGAGCTGTTACAGGTGGAACTTTAACAGGATCAGAAACTGTACAAGGAATCAAAGTTACTGTATTTGGTAAAGATTTAAGTGGTGGTTCAGTTACATTAAAAGCAACTGGTAAAGCATCCGAAACAAAAACTTTCAATTTGAGTGGATGGTCAAATCGCATACTCGGTGGCGCGTCAGATGTATGGGCTGAAACATGGACACCGGGAGATTTTGTAAATGGAACGTTTACTGTAGAAATAATAGCCTTTGGTTTCGGGAGTCTTTTTCCGGGGTACCTAGATGGTATTTCAATCACAGTTTACTATACAGGTACAACAGTTAATCGTCTTGGTATTCCACTAAGAACAGTTACTTATCGCTCACAGGTAGGAACGTCAGTAACAGATTCTGCCAACCTACCCCTCCCGAGTGCGACAACAGGTGATACTTTCAATGGCTCACTAGTCCTCAATGATCCAAGTGATCCTAGTGTAATTAAATACTCACTTCCGGGGACAGCCGATGCCTTTCCAAAACCATACTTCTTACGGTTTAACTTACCTAGAAAGAATATTGTTACGAATATTAAACGAGTCGGACAGGTACTTGTTGTGGGTCTTAGAGATACTATTCAAAGAGTCAACTACCTCCCAACAGAAATCGACACAAACATGCAGTCAGGACTCGCACAAGAAGACCTAGCATCAGACCATGGTATCGTAGGACCACATGCAGCAACGCTATTTGACATGCCTTCAGGTGGTCCAGTCTTAGCTTACGTGTCATATCGAGGAATCCACATCACAGATGGTATCACAACAAAGTATCTAAATGTTGACCTTGATTGGGAACGTACAGTTGACCTAGCAAACATCGATACATGTGTTCTTACAAACTATCAACAAGAAAATTGGCTCATTATGTATTACGCTCCATATGGTACATCTCATGGAAAGAATACAAGAGCCTTAGTGTTTAACTACAGTCCTGATAAGATCAAGGAAGACGGAACATTTCCTGCAATTGGACCGCATAAGGTATCTGCTCGTAGTGCTACAGCAGCTACATACACAGGACAAACTTACGTACTAACAGGCCATGAAGCAACTGGGAAGGTCTATGTTGAGGATCAGGGATTAACTCTTCCAAGTACATATACGGTTGCAGATGCTAGTAATTCTGAAGTACCAATCACGCTAGTACCTGTGTGTAAGACTCGACGTGTGTACGCAGCAGACATCGGTAGCCAAGTACGCGAGCAGAGAGTTTACGCAATGGTTTCACCCTTCGGTTCAACAAGTACTATCGCATGTGGGACGACAATTTCAAACACAACAGTCACATCTTCTGCTGCTTTCGGCAGTGTCATTGCTGGTATGCGAGTAACAGGAACAGGCATTCCACTTGACACAGTTGTAAAGTCAAAGAGTAACCCAAGTACAATTATTCTATCCTCTGCTGCGATTGCGACAGGTACAGTATCCCTGACATTCGATAGTGGTACTCTTGGCTTAAGTGTATCAGGTCAAGATATCAATGAAGCTTCAATCTCATTTGATCCGCTTTATCAATCAACAACACTTGGTGGCCTAGTCGTATGGCATGCGGACAACATGAAAGAAGCTTTAGAATGTACATTCAGCAAGGTAACATTCGCTGACTTGACAACAGCAGATCTCAGCACTGGTATGCGCATTCACTATTTTGCATACATGATGGACCCAATGGGTCAGGAAACACATCGCTCATAGGGTGACTAATGCTAAATAAGGGACCAAACGTACCAAAAAAAGAAGGAACAGAACGTTGGCTCTACGAGTTACTACGTAAGCAAGGTCTGAATTCACAGCAAGCAGCAATCAGTATAGAGGCACTCGGGAGGGGGGAGCAACCGGACGGATCAGGACTCCCTCTTCCTACATTAGATGACTATCTATACAAGCCGGGTAGAGTAGGGGGTCAGACAGCATTTGGTGGTAAGAATGCATCTGAGATCCTTGTCTTTAGTTCAACAAAAGATAGTAGAAAAGGTTCTATCTGGTTAACTGAAGACGGTGACATCATTATAGATGAAGATAACAAGCGTGTTGGTATAGGTGAAACATCACCAGATGCAAAATTACACATTACGATTGGTGCACCACCCTTTACATACGTGCGCCCTGATCCAGCAAATCCTACATCAGTATCAGGAGACTGGTCTATCGTTGGGGTTGGTACAGACCCCGGCGCGGTACTAGACGATCTTGTTGATGGTACAGGCGCAGATAGTGATTACATTCATGAAGAGTATGTCGGATTTGGCAGCCCGACACTTATCAAGTTTCAAACGATAACTGGCCCTGTTCCAGACACAGGTGTATTTTTCAATATACGTGCGCGTGGTACATCAACAGGGGCATTACCAAATAGTTATATTTTCCTTGATTTTTCCAACTCAACTGGTGGAATATTATTTTCACGCCGTATGGGTTGCCCCGGTTATAGTGCTTCACCAGCAACAGATTTTGATGTAACTGGAACATTCACTACATACTCAATTGCTCTAACTGGCGCAGAGTGCGCTGCCTTGAGTGACACAGGTACTTACAAAATTAATTGCTCGTTTACTGGTGGTGGTATATTTTGGGCAGGTACATTCGATATTTCAATGATGTACTTTTCCTTTTCTACTGGTGGGGCAGGTGCTGATGTACTTCAGAAGTGGGAGTATCCAAGCGGATCTAATCTTCTAGAATACGCAGATGATTCAAACGCTCAAAAAACATTACAACTCTCAGGAACACCTCCACTCAGACTGACAACAGCACCAGAATTTGATGTAGGTACACCAACAGTTGGATGGGTATGGGATGCAGCAGATACAGAAGGCACGGGGGTTTGGTATGACCCGGCGTTATTAAGAACTAGAGAGTTTCATAGATGGGCAGCTAATGGACCATACATTGTAGATACTTCAGTAGATGGTGCATGGATTGTTCCTTCGACAGTGACAATCACAAAGATCAAACTATGGCGCAGAACAGCAGGGACAAGTGGCACAACGACAGTAGCAATTTTACTTAATGGCGCTAGTCAGTCCACCCTGAGCGTCACAACCGCTAATGGTCCTAACTTTACATCATCTGCTACAGTTTCAATTGCATGTGTTGAAAATGATAAAATAACAATTGACTGTACTTCTGCCGAAACAGGAACACCATTAGACTATACGTTCATAGCATACGGAGCATAAATGGCAACATACATCCCACAGAAAGATGAGGATTCAGTAGCAACATCAGGAGATAAACTTGTTCCTGTTGCTGGTGTTAGAAATGACTCAGCCGTTAGTAAGACTGACACTGATGGTGACTATTCTGCTATAGCAACAGATGCTGCTGGTAGAGTAGGTATCGCAGATTTAGGCGGTTCTATCACAGTAGATGGTACCGTAGGGATCACAGTCGGTACAGCAGCATCAGATCTAGGTAAAGCAGAAGATAGTGTAGCAGGATCAGGTGATACTGGCGTTATGGCACTCGCAGTAAGACGTGATGCTGTTGGTGCTCTAGCTGCATCAAATGATTATCATGCTATTCTTCTTGATCGTGACGGTCAAGTATGGACAGCAGGATCAGTAACAGATGGTACTGCATATACTGCTGGTACATCTAGAGTACTAGATACTGGCGGTTCAGTTACAACAACTGCACCTACATACACTGATGGTACAGTAAGACCCTTATCACTGGCTCCTACTGGTGGATTACGAATTGATGACGGTGGAAAAGCTATCACAATCAAAGGTGAACCCGGAAATCCAATGCCAGTATTACTTACTGGTGCGGGAGCGTCACCTGATAATCCTGTATACATCGCCTCCCCGAGTGCGAGTGACAATGTAAAAATTTGGGATGGAACAGATACAGCAGATGTACTAGATCTAACTAATGCTAATCCACTTGCTGTCGCTATTGTAGATAGTACAGGAACACAAATTTCGTCTTTCGGTGGTGGTACACAGTATACAGAAGATATTCCTGCTGCAACTGACCCGGTAGGAACAGTACCGATTCTTGTTCGTTCAGACACTCCGGCTGCACAAGTAAGTGCCGCAGGAGACAATATTGCACAACGTGGTACAAATTTTGGTGCTGCTTATTCTCAGATTGTTACATCAGCGGGTGCCTTTGTAGACACCTTTGGTGGTGGTACAGAGTACACTGAAGATGCAGCATCAGCAGCCGATCCAGTCGGTGGACAGATCATGTCTCGTAGACGTGATACATTAAGTGCCACTGAAGTTTCAGCAGATAATGATGTTATAGCATTAAACGCGACAAGCAAAGGTGAGTTGTATGTAAAGCAAACTGATGTAGTTCCAGTTAATGATAATGCAGGATCACTCACTGTTGATGCACCAGTTGGAACGCCTGTATTTGTACGTCTATCAGATGGTGCTGCGGCAATATCCACATTACCTGTTTCAGCAGACACAGAATTGCCAACAGCAACAGTACTCGCTGATGATACAGCGAACCCAACAGTACCGGGTGTAGGTTCATTTTTAATGGCCTACGATGGTACTAACTGGGATAGAGTAAGAACAGGTGCAGCAGCATCGGGGGCACTCAAGGTTGATGGATCGGCGGTGATACAACCAGTGTCTCTCGCTGCGAATCAATCAGTGAACCTTACACTAATCAACGGATCTACTCCAACAGAGTCTCAACCGGGAATTCCTTTTGTTACTATTGCTAATGCAACTGGTGTAGGATTCCAATCAGCTACACATGCTGCGTCATATTCAACAGATTTATTAGCTGTTGGACTTATTGCGGAGTTAGATGATACAGCACCAACTACAGCGACAGAAAATACGTTTAGTGCTTTACGTATGTCACCACAACGTGGACTCCACGTTACTCTACGTGATGGAGCAAGCAACTCGGCAGTAACAGTTACAGGTAATGCATTGAATGTTAATGTAGCAACAGATACTACAAAAATTACAGATAACTCTGCGTTCACAGATGGTACTACTAAAATTTCAATGTCTGGTTATGTACTAGATGACACAATAGAGGTATTGACAAGTCCTCTTATAGAGAACGATGGAGCAGCAGCAAGAATAGATTCAAAACGTGCGCAAGTTATGGTCATAGAAGACTCTGTGACTAGAACACAAAAAACAGGAGTTTCTACTTCAGGAGATCTTTACACAAGAGATCGTGAGGGGTATAGAATCAACGAACAGAATATGCTCTATGACATGATGAGTTCAATAAATTTAGCAACATCAGACAATAGAGGAATTAATCGTGGTTTTGAACTACGGTAAGGAGGCTTAACAAATGTTAGCTGAGAAAAGAACAGGTCCACAAGTTACAACAGATGGTAGTATTCAGGAAGTAAGAGGTGGTAAGACGGGTGAACTTATTGTTGGTGATGCACACGCCCGTTTTTATGAGGGTGTTGCTAGAGGTAGCGTATACATTGGAGCTAATCTAGGTGGTACACCTGTTACAACACAGGCTGGATTATCCGCAACAACTCCGGCATTAACATTATATAATCCAACAGGGTCTGGTAAAAACTTAGTACTTCAAACAATCACAGTAGATATCACAACAGCACCAGCGGCAGCAGCAGGATTAATGCTTGCAGCTAATGTGAATGCTGCTGCTCCAACTGCCACAACTACTGCGACTGTACAGAATGCTCTTATTGGTAATGCGTCTACAGGTGTTGGTTTATGTTACCGTATTGCAACATTAGCAGCAGCACCACTTGCAATTAGATTTCTTGGTGGTACAACAGGTGCAGCAGCTATTGGTGGTGTACAATTAATTGATCACGTTGATGGTGAGGTTATCATAGCACCCGGTTCTTATGTTTCATTACAAGCAACAAGTGCTGCTGCAATTTTAGGTTCATTCACTTGGGAAGAAGTTTCAATCTAATATGCCTACAGCCAATGTCACAATAAATCGTGTATCATCTGACAATACGTATACATACACATTTAATGTGGATGGTACGGTACAGACAGCAGTAATCAGTGTTGCATCTATCGGTGCAGTCATTGATGCAGTAAAGACATTAATTGCAGCGCAGGGAGGCACGGTACAACGTGCTTCTCTGACTGTAATAATTACATAAGAGGACACCATGGACCCAGTATCAATGGTCTTAAATGCAGCAAATATAGGTGGCGGTTTAATGCAAGCTTTCGGAAAGAAGAAAGCTCGTTCCATCGACCCCGAGTGGCTCAAGCAACATTTCGGCGCAAATGCCGTTAACGATCAAATGGTCCAGCTATTCAACCATGTTTTATCTGGTCCCGTTGGTCAGCAACTAATGGCTAATGCAGCACAACAGGGACAGCAGTTCCAGACAGATCAAGCACGAGGCGCGGCTGCGGCTGGTATGGGACCAACAGGTGGTGCAGACTCAGGCGCAAGTATTTTTAGTGGTGCAGCAGCAGGAGGCGCTACTAACGCATTGCAACGTGATGTAAAATCAGGTATAATGAACAATGCACAATCACAAGCGCAGCAGATGGTCAGCGATAGAATGCGCATTGCAGCCGCTAGCAAGCAACAGCAGATGGATAATGATTTCTCACAGCCAAGTACAATGCAATCACTCGGAGGGATGATATCCCGTGGCGCGAATGCAGGAATGGCAGCGATACCAGCAGCGGCAGCAGGTGCATCAGCACCTAGTGCTTTACTTCATCCAGCTAGTCCAGCTATGAATTCACCACTAGGAAGTATGGGGCAGTCAATTAATAAGACTCCCGGTTTTATGGGGTCTAGATTCCAAAGTGCAAGTCAGGGTAAATTCGGGCGTCTTTCTCGTGCCAATGCATCCTTACCTATGTGGAGTAATAAATAATGGTTGATTCAATTTACGGACCTCAAATTCCACCGGAGAACGTAGATCAGACTACGGTACCAAGTCCGAAAGATCCATATGAAGAAAGAGCAAAGGGCGCAATGGATGAATACGGTGTGAGCATGAAGGCATTACAAGCAATGATGCCACAGATCGACTATGAAAAGACCTTTGGACATTATCTAAAGAAACAGGATGAAACCCCGATGACACGTATGCCGGGGAGAGGAGAAGCATTCTCTAGAGCATTTGGTTCTGAAGGTGGAAATGAATCTGTCTTACAGCAGATCCAGCAAGCGCATCAAGAAAAGAGAAGTCTGCATCAGCAGCACCTAGAGACAGAGCGAGATATCCTAAGTGCAAAAGTAAAACAAGAAATGGACAAAGGTAATGCAGATAATGCAATGAAGGCACAGGCTGCAAAACGATTACTTGATTATCAACTAGACGCTATCAATGATGAACGTAAGAATAAGCAACAGTTAGATCTTGAAGATAAAAAAGGGCGCGATAGAGCAGCACTGCAAGAAAAGAAACTCGCGGCCATGGGAGATATCGCAAAAGATAAAATCATGGCTATGATCAAGACTCATGGTGGTGATGATAAGATGGCACTAGCTAAGTTCAATTGGTTTATGAAAACAAACTACGGAGCTATGAAGAGTCTTCTTGATGCAGATCCAATTCTTGGTAGTGCTGTTTCACCAGCACAAACAAGTGCACTTGCTGGTATGGTCACAGCCGCAATGGAAGATTATGATAAATCACATGGTGGTAGTTCACAACCAACAGGTGGATCTACAACGACAGTAGTGAGTGGTAGCACATCTGGTTCAAGAACTAGACTACAGCAGATTGCCGATAGAAAAACGGCAGAAAGAAAATAAGGAGCTTTAATGGATAATGTGATTGCACCAAGAGATACTACACAAGAACCTGAAGACGATAATGATCTTATCTTCAAAGGTCTACGTGAAGACTATCCAGATTTAAAGGACGTTGATGACGATATTCTAGTTGACACAATACATGAGGGAGAATTTCCCGATGTAAAGGATCAGAAAGAATTCACTCAGATGCTCCATGATGCTTATGTACCAAAGAAGACTCCTCTTAACTTTGGTGCAATCACACCCACTGAAGCACCTAAACCAAAAGGCGCATCTGTATGGGGCGCAGTCGGTAAAGGCATAGCTGATATGGGTCATCAAATAGCATCATCATTTGCGTCCCCTATAGATGCTGCGGCAGAATACGCACATCGCGGAGCATTTGAAAAGCCAGTTGATGAACTAGAAGCAATGCCTGATTACCAAGGGCTTATTCAGCGTGGTTACTCTCCAAAGATCGCTCGCCATATCATGGAACAGCGTATTGGAACTATGCAAGATCTCAATGCTAGTAACGAAGCTGAAGCAGAGTTAGGGAAAAGTAAAGCGGTAGAAGGTACAGCTACATATCTAAGCACAGCAGCATCAATGGGATTAGCAGGGGCACTTGGGGCAGGTGGTGCAGTAGCATCGGGAGTAGAGAGTGCTATTTCTCCTTTAAACGTGGGTCTATCTGAATCAGCTATGCAGACACTAGCAAGTAAGGGTCTAGCTGGTGCAGCTAAGCACGCTATAGAAGGTGCAGCAGGACTCATGGGGTACGAAGCTGTAAAAGCCGCAGCCGAAGGAAAGTCAGCAGGTGAAATATGTGATCTTACTGTATATGGTACGACTAATAAGGCAGAAAGAAGTATAGGACAATCACCTGCTGTACAAGGAGCATTATTTGGTGTGTCTCTTCCTATAGCAGTTAAAGGGGTTGGAAAAGTTCTAGGTAAGGTTGTCAATACAGCACAGCTTATTCCACGATACATTGAGCAGAAAGTAACCAGAGCAGCAAAGGCACAGATTGCCGCACTCGCGGCGCAGGCTGATAACTTCGCAGAAAAGTTTAATGCTGATCACCTTCGTACACGGTATGAAGATCTAGCTAGAGCGCATGATGGGCAACCATCTACAATTCTAGCAGGTAGATTAATTAAAGACATATTAGGCGAAGACGTACTAGCTAATGCATCAGCAGAATCAATTCTCAAGTTAGCAGAAAAGATTAAGATGCAAAGACGCTATATTGGCATCGACCCCGGCATGGGATCAACTAGACCCATTGATCGTATTGTATCTCCCGAAGGATTTATGACTATACGGGATGATCTAGGTATGCCTGAACCTGATCCGTTACAAGTTATTAACATGCTCGCACAGGAACAAATGCCGGGTATGCTACCACCGGGTGTAGATCCTATGAACCCACCAGTAGGTGGAATGGTAACAGAAGGGACACTCGGGCGGGAAGGTAGAACACTAGATCTAAGCCCACATGTTCCACAGAGTGGACCACTTGGTGCGCTTACAGAACACAATGCACCCGGTCCTATGAACACACAGCCTATGCAAGACGTAGGCAATCTGCCTTCTGAAGCAGGCGGAACATCAAATATAATTCCTCCGGCTGCACCACAGTTTGAAGGTACATGGAACGCGTGGGAACCACAGCCACAGCAGGATATCAATGCTCCTGAAATAGATCTAACGCGTGAATATCCTTTTGGAGCAACAACGGGGTTCTCAACAGAACCACGCATGATAGATCTTCCTTCAGTACCAGCAGAACCAAGACTAGACTATCGTCCATTACCAGATGATCCTACCGGGCTACCTATTGAGCGTCCAACAGGAACAACACCAAGTGGTGGAGCAACAAGAAATAATCCTAATGTTATCATGCCAAGTACTAAGCGTGGCGTAGATCTAGGAGCTACAAAGGGTCTAGATGCAACACCACCAGCAAAGAAGTCTGCCATTGTACCAGCAGCTAAAGAAGAACCAAAGAAGGTAGAAACAAAGAAAACTGGTCCAGCAATACAACCTTCAAAGGACTACAGTCCAACGAAGGTAAATAAGGCAGAAGAAGCTATTCGCAAGAATAGATCCACGCTAGAAACAGCAGCAAAGGACTTCAATTTAAATGAAGCAGAACACCAGAAACTCAAGGAACGGATGGGAGTCAAGCCCGAACCAGCACCAAAGGTAGCAGAACCACCAAAGGTAGATGAAACTACAGTGGAGAATGCTAAAGACTATAAGGCTTCTTTACATAGTGTTATCAGAAAGTCTATAGGTGGTCGTGTGTGGGAAGTACGTACTACAAAAGGACCAGTTACAGTTGATTCACAGATATTCAAGAATGAAGAAGAGGCTACAAAGGAACTTGACAGACTTATCAAGCACGCCACACCAGACGAGATAGAACATAATAGTCAAACGATAGGGAATGTTAAAGAGAGTATACTAGGTGGAAAGAAAACTGTAAAAGAAGAAAAGTATTTAAAGCGCATTAAAAATGTACCACAAGAAACGACAGAACCAGCACCAGTTGAGGCACCTAAAAAACTTCCGTACAACCCACCAAAGGAAAATAAAGCCGAACGTGGTAGTACAGAGTGGTTCACAAATACATTAGAAGACCTTCGTCATGGCTACATTGACATGCCAGATGCAAAGATGCAGAAGGGTGACTATGCTTCAGCTACACCAACACCTGAAGAGCTACATAACAACCTAGCACACAGACGCAACAAGCGAACAACAGCTTGGCATCAAGCAGTAGCAAGCTTCTCAGAAATGGTGGCGGCAAAGATTGAAGATCCAAAAATCAGAGAAGAGATCGAAAAGGCTTCCGAACACATTCTTACAACAAGAGATTCAACGAAGCCAACAACAACAGAAGAAGTTAAGTTCGCAGATGATCTATTAGATAAGGTTCTTAAGGCACTCAAGGAGAAGTAATGGGATTATTTCAAGGCATTGCAAAGGCAGCAGGACCAGCGATAGAAGAAGGTATATCTAAAGCATGGCATGCACTAAGAACGCCTGCCCTACCTGAAGCTATAGCACGAGGCACAGCAGAGCATCCTACAATACTAGAGGATGCACTCAAAGCTGGTGTACCTACAGCAGAACGCGCTAAGTCAGTACCATATGCTGGAACGCCAGAGATGCGTGCTAACGTGCGTGCGACAGCCCCCACCCGAGTGAAGACAATACCTGAAGTTATTCAGGATGGAAAGACAGTGCTTGGAGCGTTCTTCCAAGCACATCCAAACTTAGGTGCAGACGTTAAGAAAACACTTAATGAATCAGGATGGCGTGGTGGCGCAGCAAAAGACGCAGCAGATCAGCAACTAAAGAAAGTCTTTGAACCCATTCAAGGGAATGAGAAAGAAGTATGGCGTAGGGTGAATCTATTCTATGACCATGCTATTGCAAAAGATAATATGTCACAGGGCCTACGTGATGGTTTAAGTCACGTAGATGGTAAGCCTCTTGAACACTGGTTAACAGAAACGGATAAATTCGAAAAAGCCATAGGTGATGATGAAGGAATCAGACAGGTACAAAGTAACTATCGTCAGATGCTTGATGGTATCTTTGCTGACCAACAAGCGCGTGGGTGGATACAACCGGAAAGAAAATTAGGTGACTATACGCCCATTAGAAAACTATTTGCTACCGCTGAAGGATTAGCTGATCAGGGTGGAGAAGATTTTAGAGTAAGACTTCAGAACTCACAGTTCCGTAGAACAAACATGCAGCAAGGAGGTAGAGAAACAAACCTGCTCCTTCTTATGCACGATATTCTAGCTGAGCATCATAAGAAAGTAGTTGAACACGAAACGTTCATGAAGCTTATGGATGATCCAACGATTAACTTCACTGATCAGTTTGAACATGGGGATGTGTTACCAAAAGGATTAATCTCATATAATCCCGGCGCAGGACATATGGGGTACCAGATCAAGTCACCTGATGATTCAGTCATTGATGCATTCGGTCGTGCCATGTCTCCCATTGAAGGCTATAGTAAGCTAGTTACTCCGGGCAGCTATGTTATACCAGAATCACTTGGCAATGCGTTTAAGTATTATAATGGAAGCAAAGCAACG